TCTGCAAGATATTTTTCATCCTCATTATTATCTTCAGCTATTAGATTATTTGGAATTGTTCTAGGTAAATACAAATCATAATCTCTTTTGCTCCACTGGCATGCATGTATTGTTTCGTGCTGTATTACTTGCGATAAACAAAAAAAGAATTCATTTTGTTTTATCTTTCTAATAAATATCGAATCTTTTTTATTTGAAAAGTATAAAATAATATATCTTTTGTCAGTCTGCATATCATAAAAACCACCTATTGCATAGTGGTTGACTCTCATTTTTATCTTTTCAAATTTAAATTTTAGAGTTTTATCTCCCAAAAATTTATTTAGATATCGAATAACATCTTTATAGTCTAATTTACCTTTTAATATAGGTCGTAGATCTTCTAGTGCTACATTTATTATATCTGCGAAGTACATCTTATCTACTCCCAAATAACTATAAAATTATTTATTAAACAGTTCTAGGCTCTCCAAATGCACTCTTATGTAATGCTGTACCTGTTACTTTTTGCACCAGATCCCATGCATTTTTATGTCTTTTATTTTTCAGATGTTCTTCAAATTCTTTTCTTTGTATCGGTGTAGCTTGTTTTTTAAATTTAATTAATTCCATAATGCCCACATTGCCTTCATATGATGCCTCATTGAATTGTTTAAAACTATACATAAAATTCTCCGATTTATGTATATTTATTTTTCTCTTCGATATATGTTTTTCGATCAATCCATTTATTTTTTACCAGAAATCCCCACTCTCTAAATCTAAATCCATGTATAAACAATGACCACATAGGTTGTTCTAATTCTAAACGGTGATATTGTTTTGCTCGTCTAATAAGAATATCACCAGGCTTGCACCACCTTGCAAGCTCAAATTCTTTTTCTCCATTTGAATTGAATCTGGGTGTATATTCCCAGTATCCTCCTTTGAGGATGACTGATGCATAATTCCAGGGGTGATCGTGTAGATCGTCTGAATCTGAGAGGATGATTTTATGGAGGAAGATATTAGGGTAAGGTTTGACTTCTTCGAAAGCATTTTGTTTTTCCTTAAATAAAATATAATACCTGTGCATATATTCATTACCATTACGATCAAGCAAAATACGTTTTCTTCCTCTTTTATCTAAGAAATTTAAAAACCAATTAGTTATACTCATAATTTAATTCCTGAAAAATCTCTTGCCCTTGAAACTAAGGGCAAATCCATAATGTCTGAATTGGATTTATTATTTAACCCTTTATACTGAGGTTTCTCTTGATTAGAATCAGTTAATCCTTTCTGTGCTTCATTTTCTAAATCATATAGTTTCATTCTAGATCTATCAACACCTATAACAAATCTTTTAAAAAGAGAAGGATCGTTATATCTATTTTTTAATTGTTTAACCATTAACTGACCTAATTGCTCCAATTCTTCTGAAGAAATTAAAGCAAACATAAAATCAACAGTAGCAGGCAATCCAAAAGATTCAGAAGTATCTGTCAATTCTACATCAGTATTACCATATCCGCTTCTAGTAGTTTGTGTAGCACTTAATATAGGCACATTTAATTCTACAGCAAATCCTCGAAGTTCTTCTGCAATACTTTTAATCAAAGTATAACTATTAATATTCGATCCACCTTTAAATCTAGAACTTGTACAGATATTGAGGTAATCTATAATTATTACATCGGGTATGAAATTACGCTTTAGTTTTAATTCATTAACTAATGCTTTAAAGTGGCCTACATGGGCGCCCGCTGTAGGATATTCTTTTATAATTAATCTACCTTCTGTTTTGTTTCTAATTTTTTCGATACGAGAATCAAATATAGATTTAGGAATTTCTTTCAACTGATCTAATGTTATGTTCATTAGATTAGCATCAATTCGTTCTGCAATTCTTTCTTCTGCCATCTCCATAGTAATGTATAAGACATTTTTACCTTGATTCAAACAAGATGAAGCATAATGGCACATGAATAAAGATTTACCTACACCGGTGCCTGCAAGAACTACATTTAGTGTTTTATTAGGCAATCCGCCGTTAGTAATTTTGTTAAATAATTCCAAATCAAAAGAAATTTTAGATTCTTTTTTATGGTAAAATTCATACCTACTATTTGCATTATCAATATAATCATGCCCAACATTTGTATCAAAACAAACTCCCAGGGCAGTTTGAAGAATTTGAGGGATCCCATCTTTAGATAAATTAGAATCCTTTCCGTCTATAATACTAATAGATTTACTTATAGCATTATACAGTGCTTTTTCCTTGCAGAATTTTTCTGTTTCATCTATTAACCATTCTTTATTATTTGAGGAATAATCCATATCCCCCAAATAATCAATTATTTCTTTAAAATCAGATTCATTGACAGATTTATCATTTTGAATAGAAATTACAAGTGCATCTAAAGAAGGTATTGTATTATAATTATCTACAAATTCTTTTGTTTTATCAAAAATAATTTTTTCATGCGATAAAAAAAAGTAATCCCTGGATAGAAATGGGATTACTTTTCGCATATACTCCTCATTCTTAGTTAAGTTACTTAGAATTAGTTTCTCTACTTGCATGTTCGTCGATTACCTTACGTAGTAAAAGTTCAATACTTGCCTGAAGAATATTATTAAATTCTTCTTTTTTATATTCTTCTTCATTTATTCCATCTGGTTTAGAAATAATATGAAAATCCAAAGATACATCATTTGAATTGTCTACAAAATCAAGACTTTTAATTTGTATTACTGTGCCTTTATATTCATTCTCAGTAATTATTTCTATGCCCCAATTGTTTTCATCTACGAACCATGGATTAAAAAGATTCTGTTGCATTATCAAGCTCCTTTTCAAAATCTTCATCTGATATAGTATTAGATATCATTTGTACTGCTCCGACCTTATAAGTATCCTCGATGTATTTTCTAAATTCTTTACTTGTAATAATTGGCATCCAAAACTCTTTATTGTATGTATCTTTTTGTCTATATTTTGTATCTTCACCTGCACGAGAATACCAACCATTTGAAGGCTTAACAACAAATCCTCCTTCTAAAGCAACATCCAACAATCCTGACCATGGACTTATGCCGCCTTCGAATGTTACTTCAATCGGTATTTTGGATTTTTCTTTTACGAATCTAGATTTTTCTACATTAATTATAAAATTATATCCAACCACATCTGTGCCATCTTTTTCTTGCTGGCGACCAATAATAAAGATATTATCTGCAGAGTAATAAACACCTGTGCCACCTGATACAATAGCCTTCGGATAAAGCCCTTGTTCCATATAGATGTGGTTTACAACAACCATTGGAATATCTTTTAAATTTAAGTGAGGTGTAACCATTCTAAATAAAGATTTCATTTGTTTAGCGCGGGTCATATCTGCAACTGATTTTTGCTCTAAAGCATCATCTACTTCTTTTTTCGATGCTAGATTGCCAACAGAATCAATAATAATTATAACACGCTCTCCGCGTTCAATATTATTCAGTTGTGCCATAATATCAAATTTTAATTGTTCAATATCTGTAATAGGAGTATGAAGAACTCTGCTAGTCGATATACCAAAACTATCAAAATAAGATTGAGGGCTACCAAACTCGCTATCATAAAATAAAACAACAGCTTCTTCATACTTTTCCAAATAAGATTTTGCCATCAATAAAGAAAAGGCAGTTTTAAAATGTTTAGATGGCCCTGCCCAAACGGTTAATCCTGGGGTCAATCCTCCATCTAAACTACCAGATAAAGCAACATTCATCATAGGAACAGAAGTTTGAATCATATCTTTTTTATTAAAAAATTTAGATTTTTCTAAAATTTCTGTTTCTTTTATAGTTGAATTTTTTTTAAGTTTTTCTAATAAAGACATATTTTTTCCTTATGCGAATAAATCTTCTAAAGACGCTTTTTGTTTTGCTGACCAATTTACACTATTTAAAATAGTTGTAAGTGGTTCCAGAAAAGCCTTCTCAAACATAGTATCATAGTCAATATACTTTTGTAGATTAAATTCTACAGGAATACCGGCTATAAATGCTATACAATTTTCTTTTATTGTATTGGGTTCTTTTAAATATATAAATTTAATTTTATCCCCTTCTTTTATTTCTTGATACTTTTTATCTAAATTATTTTGCTTAAGATAAAAGTTATAAAGTAAAGAACCTCTAACATGAATAGGTGTTGCTGACTTGTAAATGTTACTTTTATCTGAATACTTCTCTACACCATTACATGTTCTCGGAAATGCAATTTCTTCTGGCGGCATTTTTGAAAATGCTTTTTCAAAATTAGCAATGTATGCCTGTAAATCTTTTTCCTCATAATTTAATACTAACTTAACTGCTTCTTTTAAAGCATTGCGAACAGGTTCAGGCGTAGATGATCTAACAATTTCTAAGCCCATAACTTTTAATTTAGGTTCTTTATATTGCACACCCTCATTATTATAGACATTTAAAGCATATCGTTTCTTAGCAATCCAAATACCCCTATCAGCAATTGCTTCTCGCTTAAAGAAAATTTTCTGCTCAAAAGCATTTGTGTCTTTTGCTAGTTGTGTGCATTCTTTATCTAGAACTTTTTCAATTTTATCTTTACATACTTTATCAATCACT